TGAAAAACTAGATGGTTGGTGGAATATTGTGCTACACACAGATTTGTATACCGCATATGAAAATTATCTAAATCAAATAAATGAAAACGGCATAAATTGGGTTGACTTTTATGCTAATTATGCTACATATGTGGATTTTGGCACCAAACTGCAATATACACATTATCCACCGTCACTTATTAAATTCTTTGAAACACAGCAAGGCATTAATTGGTTCAAACTAGATAAGATAACTGAACTGCCGCACTTTCCATTAGATTGCTTAACTCCAGATGTTAATTTTTTTGAAAAAATAAAGAAAATACCAATTGATTTACACAGCAGTTCAATTGAAATTAGCAACGATCTTACTACAGACAATACAAAAATACATGGCAACTGGTATCGTAAAAAATGGTTAGAAGGCGAGACTATACCACAATTTATACATGATTGGTTACGTTATATAGGTATAACAAAGTATAAAACAGTAAATGTGCTGCGTCTTGGACCAGGTGGTTATATACGCATGCATCGTGATTATCATGATGGACCACATATACATTATACTTTTGGTAGTGGTAATGGGCTACTTAAACTTTCACGTGGCGGTATAATGGCACGTGGATTAAATTTTATCGGCAGCGGTGTGCTAGCGCATGCAGCAGTAAATGACAGTGACAACGATAGATATGCTATGACTATTGAATTGCACGATGATTGTGAAGATTGGTTGCGTCAGCATATGGTAACTGGCATATATATAAATTGATCGCATCTGCTGTGTGTGATAAAATAATTCATGGATTTTTCACAACTTTCTTTGCTGCAACAACATATGGGCTATTGGTTGCTAGACGATACCCATGTATTTTACAACAAATTAGAGTGCATATTTGCAGCACAGCAACGTAACAGCAGCAATATTAGATTTTATTATCATGATCATATCTATGGTCGTTATGATTGGGCATGCGAACCAGATATATCAATAATTGATCTATATGCTGCACGAGCACGTCAATTGCGGCAAAAGTATGATTATATTGTTTTGTTATATAGCGGTGGCAGCGATAGCAGTAATGCGCTTAAAACATTCTTAAACAACAATATACCACTAGACGAAGTTGCTTATTGGTATAGCAGCCATAATGAATCATCAAATACTAGTAATTTAGAAATCATACATGCTGGCAGCGATATGCTGCATAGGCTAATTGCTGCCAATATCACAGTATCTAAACTAGATATGATACCACAACTTACTAAAAATATAATTCCTGATCTAAATTGGTTTTGTGAAACTGAACCTTGTATTATACTTGAACAAGCAGTAAAACCTGGTTTAATCTATGAAAACTACAATTGGTTAAAGATTCGTGAAAGTGGTAAATCAGTTGCTGTAATTACAGGATTAGAGAAACCTAGAATTTATTATGAGAATGGCGTTTGGTATAGCGGATTTTTAGATGTTAGTAATCCTTATAACTTTGCCAAATACCACAATTATGATTGTGGCATAACACTAGAACCATTTTACATTAGTCCAGACAGTCCAATAGTAACTATTAAACAATCGCATCTGGTTAAAAAATATATTACAGCACACTATGATCCACAGTTTATTTCACAGAACTTTACAAATGACGCAAATTTTAATAGTAAATTATACTTTACATGTGTTCGACGTGCTTGTTATCCATATTGGAGCGACCAAACATACAGTTTAGGCAAAGATATGCCTTTATTAAAAGAAAAAAACCGTTGGATATGGGATAGCAATAGTGAATCAAGTAACACATATATGGCTACTCTAAAACAATTGCAGAACACAGTTGATACATATTTTCTTAATGGCGGTGACATTTATAATGGTTTAGTTGGTGCATGGAGTACGAGGTATTGCATAGGTGATTGAACTTACACTAGCATGTTTAGTCGGTTGTGGTTTAGGAACTGCTGCGGGCATACTGCCTGGTTTCAGCAGTTCAACAATCATGATTGCTACTATGCCGCTGCTACTACTGTTGCCACCCAATATGGTCATAGCATTTTATATTGGGCTTGTAACACTTACACAATACTTTGGTGGTGCTAGCAGCAGTTTGCTTGGCATACCTACTGAAAACAGTTGTTTGCCTAGCGTTACTGAAGGTTATGCACTAGTTCGCAACAATAAAACCAAAACTGCACTGTCTAGTGGTGCTGCTGCTAGTTTTTGCGGCAGTGTAATTGCTATTGTCATTTCATTAATACTGTGTAATTTTTTAACTAGTTTAAGTTATATTTTCAATTATACAGTTCAATTGGTTTTATTAACTGCTACATTCATACTAGTTTGTAGTGCTAATGGCAAGTATATTTCTAATATCACATTATGTATATGGGGTTACTTGGTAGCAAGTGTTGGCATTAATAAAATAACAAACGAGCCATTTGCTACTTTTAATAATCCTTATTTGTTTGGTGGATTACCTAGCAGTATAGTGCTATTAAGTTTTTATAGTTTGCCACTAGTGCTATGTTTTACTAACAGCGCAACAAACACTAATAGTTGTATGAGTAGCGAAAAAGTCAAACTTCCACTAATTACACTACTACGCAGCAGCATCATAGGTTATATTTGTGGGTTTATACCTATGTTAAGCATCGTTATTAGCAGCAATCTATCTTATGCTATTGAAAAGAAGTTGCGTGGCAGTAATTATACCGTTGGCGATGCAAACTGCTTATCTGCTAGTGATTGTGCACATAATAGTGGGCTAATTGCTAGTTTAATACCACTATTTGTTTTTGCTATACCTATTGTGCCTAGCGAATATGTGCTATATGATGTAGTTACACGACATGGCGCAAGTTTTAGTTATGCTTGGTTACAATCAAATATACTATGGATTGGGTGTGGATTTGCACTTGCTAACTGCATAGGCTATCTTTGCGCTTATCCACTTGCTATACAGTTAGTGCGCTACCTTACTAAAAACTTTGCGCTATTAAAGTATAGTTCTGTAATAATACTTGTGTTTTGTATATTATTAATTGGATTTATAAATGATAGTATGGTATTTTATTTGGTAATAACTGCTGTATTTCTACCACTAGGGTTAATATTACGAAAATTTGATAAAATGCCTTTTGTTATCGGTCTGTTAGTAGGACCACAATATGAAACAGTTGCTAGAATAATATATGGATTATATGGAAATTAATATGTTAAAGAAAATTATTACTGCATTTTTTATTTTTACCACAACTGCATATGCACAAGAACTTACAGTAGGTGTGCCACCAGGCGGTGCTACTGGTCGTGTTGCACAACTTGCAGCAGATATACTAGGCACTACTGTAAATTATGCACAGAATTGTTCTGTTGTTAAATATGATATTGAAGTTGGTAAGCCCACAGTTTATATACAAAGTGCTATGGGTTTGCATGATGATATTTGTAAACTTAACTTTAATACTAATGTTACCATAGCAGATGAACTGTTTTCATATACTTACGGTTTATGCTATCGTCGTGATCGTGATTTGGGTTGGGAATATTTTGAAAATCCTAGTAAACGTAAAACAATTGCTACGAATATTGTAAATGATGCTATTGTCAAAAAACTTGTAAGTGGACTAAAAATTATGAACTTTAACACAGTAGTAGTAGGCAATACTGGCAAAACTCGTGAAGTTATATTAGGAAATGAGTTTGATTATGCTGTTGTAGATAGTGAATGGATTGGTAAAAATATAGATAAAGTAAACTGTTTGTTTATAGGCAGCGATTATGACAGCGAGATTAACGGCAATAGATTTACTAGTGTTTATAAAATGCTGCAAGGCAAAGGCACACTAGAATATCCGTTGTTACAAGATGTGTTTATAATTGTTGCTGCTAATTTGAGTGTTGATCAAACACGTGAACTACAAGAAAAAATTATTAAGTTACGACATGATTATCGTTGGCAATTGCTTGTTAACAGTTTTGGTAATAGTGAAGTTACTAGTGAACAACATAAGTTTCAAGTCATAAGCGAACAATTACGATGAACTATGTAGTATTAGAGCAACTACCACACCCACCACAAGATTTGCTTGATGCTGCTCTAAACAGTATTGATGAATCTGCTATTGTAGAACAAGCCAGTAAAATACAACGTAATAGCGGTGAAATTCTTAAAAAATATCCAAGATTTCCACTTAGTGATGAACTTAAACTGTGGTGTATGCAAAATATTATTGATAATGCTATTGCTTATGAATTAGCAGTAAGTGAGCAAAGTGAGCATGAACGTATTAAGCCGCATACTGATCGCAATAGAAACTATACTCTAATGTATTTGTTACGCAGTGGTGGTGAAAATCATAGAACTGTATTTTATAAGCATGTAGATGATAGTTTTATTTTGACACGCAAACAAAGTTTTGATAATAATGTATTGATTGAAATAGAAAGTATTGCTATACCGCAGCATAAATGGGTATTACTTGATGCACAAGTTATTCATAGTGTAGAGTGCATACCAGATATGCGTGTAGCAATACAAATAAGTTTAGAAATAAATCACTGGCTCATAACAAATTAACATATATACTTTATAGGCATTTCAGGCTTACTGGCAATTCAGGCAGCATATCCACAAATAGGAATAAATTGAAGGTTGTCAGCACCCCGACATTGCTGTGATTGGAATCGTTTGGCCAAACGTTAGGCTAAATGATTGCGGCTCTGAGAAAAAGCAACCGCATCTACTGCAAGTTCGTTAGCAAGGGTTTGTAGTGGCTCCGTTGGTAAAATCTACAGGAAGTGATGGGGTACAGGCTAACCGCCCCACTTGTGTATCAAGTTCCGTTTGCTAATGTCCTGATGATAGCTCAAATGAAGCTATTCTGGATATGGATTTCCTGCTTAAGGAAATCTATGTCCAGAATCCAGTCTAAATGAAACTACTAAAAAATTAAAAAAAGTGAAGGTGCGATAGCACCTGAACTGATGTGCGCAGCACATCATTAAAAGAAAGGAAGATTAGATTTCTTAGTAGTTTCTAAGTTCTCTTCAACTATCTTAGTAATAACTTCTCGTTCAGCAACACTCATATTCATCATTTCATCAAAAGTAACGCCACCACGCATATACCAACACATTTGAAGTGCATTTTGTTTAATGCGTCTTACTTCGCCTTCATAACGATTAACTTCTACTTCAATTTCAGGTAAACTTAAATTTACTATTAATCGTCGAAAAAATTTGCGTAATCGAATGTTACGTCTACCTCATATGTTGTTTCACATGCTTCACATGATACTTTTGTAGTTTGTTGTTTAACGCTATCATTCAAACTAACAACAATATCTTGCACTCTACGAATAATGTTTTTATTAGCATTATCATAAAATTCACTAATATGTTCAGGATTTGTAACTATAATACCTTCTTCTGTAGTAATGCTTTCTGTATTGAAAGTAATGATCTGATGTGTAAGTTTTATAATATTTTGTAATTGTATATCAAACTGTGCTTTTTTAATTTCATCTGATATATCTGGATTATTGATTATATCTAAAATCTTTTCACTTTCAAATTGTAGTAGTGAGTTTTTTGTATATTGCAGATAGTTAGCAGGTTTAAACTTAAAAGTCAACCCATCAATATTAAATGTTTGACTGTAATCTGGTGATCTTACTCGTAACAAATAACCATTTAGATCAACTTCGTGTCTGTTATCATGTTCACATTTTGGGCATTTACTGTCAATAGCCATGTTGCTGCCGTTTGTGGCTATACGTATAGCAATAAGTAGCGCATCAGTATCAACAGTAGGCATAGCCCACGCATTACTAATACTAGGGCAACAACTTTGAATTAGATCAACTATGGCCTGACCATTCATAAGTGCGTCAGGTGTTCTAATAGTAATCTCATCTTTAGTAGTCATGGGCATAATTGGCACTTCACCATTTGCTGGTAAATTAAGTGTGCCTTGAGACCAGTATTTCCCATCACTAGGAAGTTTAAGATAAACACCTGGTTGTCGAAAATGTTTTGATAGTGGATTAGTTGAATTTTGCATATTTTTACACCTATAAATATATAGTAATACATTATTTACTCGGATAAAAAATGGCAGATGATGAAAAAACAGAAAAGGCTAATGAACTCTTAGACCTTTTGAATAAGCGACTTAGAGAATCTAGTGATGTTTATCTTAGTTTAAACTCGTCTATAGAACGTTATAATAAAATTATTAATAATAATATTGAATTTGCTAAAAAAACAAAGTTGACTGATGAACAACAAAAAAACTTTAAAACCCAACTTGAACAAGCTACAAGAACTTCTACAAGAACACTATTAGCAGATGAAAAAGCCATACATGATGCAAATAGAAGAAAAATCATAACTGATGCAGAAAGAGATAGGCTATTAGAAGAAACGGCAAAAAATTTTAGTGATGTTTTAGGCTTTGCATCAAAAGAAGAAAAACAATCAATAGAACGAACTATTCGTTATGGCAGAGCCTTAGAAAAAATTAATTTTTATTTGAATAATGAAGTAACACGTGCACTTGGTAGTTTTGCTTCGAGTATATTAAAAAGTGCAACTTCTGCGCAAAGTGGATTAGAATTTAGAATTGCTACTGCTAATACTACTTTTGACTTAGCCTTTAAATTGATTTCTAGTGCTGCTGGTCAAATTCCAATACTTGGTGATGGTATTAAAGCAGTTCTTGGTGCAATAGGTGAAGCTGGTAAAGTAGTTCTTGATGTATTTGCAACTCAAGCAAAAAATCTTGCAAATGCACTACGAACAAGCAGCGCAGCAGGTTTTGTATTTGCTGATGGTCTTACTGGATTACGGACTGCTGCAAATAATGCTGGTTTAACTGCTGATGTTTTTACTAAAGCATTATTAGAAAATCGTGAAGCAGTTGTTCAATTCGGTGGTAATCTTACCGAAGGTGCAAAACGTATTGGTAGAGTAACACAACTACTCAATATAGATAGACTTCAACAATTAGGTGTTGGATTAGATGAGATACCTGGTTTAGTTGCAGAAGTGGGTGCACGTATGCGACTAAGCGGACAAGTTACTGATAAAGAAGTAGCACGTCAGACTGAAATATATGCTTCAAACTTGCGAGTAATTGCTGAACTTACTGGTCAAGATGCAAAAACATTAAAGCAAAAAGCAGAAGCAAACGAACGTGATTTGGCTTTTCAACAGTTTTTAGCAACAAAAACACCGCAAGAAGCAGAAGCAATACGTCAACAATTACAACTGCTGCCTGATAGCGCACAAGAAATTTTCAAAGAAATGGCGCAAACTGGTGGTGCAATCTTTAGTGAAAGTGGTAATATACTAGCACAACAAGCACCAGCAATTGCTGATATGGCAAGAAGATTGTTTAGTGCAGTTCAAACTGGTGGTGTTACACAAGATACTTCTATCCAAATTCTTAAAGATTTAGGAACAGCAGCACGTGATCAAATCAAACAAACACGTGATTTTGCTACTGCTGCTGCTGTTGTTGGTGGACCTTATAAGGAAGTAGGAGAAAAACTTGCTGCTTCATTTAAATTTTTACAAGAAATTGACTTTACAAAATTAGATGAAGTTCGTAAAGCCGTTGAACGTGCGGGTGCTGATGACCCTACTAGTGCACAACTTCGTGAAGAAGAACGCAAAGGTATGCGTGAAATGGTTGATATTCAAAATCTAGTAAATGATAGATTATCAACATATCTTGGACTAGTTGCAGGATTAAACAAACCAGTTGAAATTTTAACTAAAGCATTTGAAGCACTGGCAGATAATGTACCTCGAACCCAAATTGAAGAAAGAAATCGTGAAGCATTACGACGTAATATTCCAATTGCAGAACAAGTCGGTGAAACTACAAGATTACGTAGCCGATTGGGGGTAACAGGAACAATACGTTCATCAGAAATAAATGAACAAGCTATGGCGGATCAAAGTTTACTAAACAGATATCTTGAAGGTGCTGCGACACGACTTGCTGTTAGTGGTAAAATACAAAATGATAGAATTGATACAGTTCGAGCATATTTGCGTGAGCACATGGATGATCCAGAATATTTGCGTATACCAGAAAACTTGCGCACAGGTTTAGCAACAGGCGGTATTTCAAGTGGTCCGAATAGTGGATACCTTGCAAAACTTCATGGTACAGAAGCAGTTCTACCAGAAAACCTAACGGAAATGCTAATGGATGCCGCAAAATCAGCACAAAGCGTTAAAGAACAATTACCAACTGCTGTTAATGCTAGAAATATGAGTGAAGAAATACTAGCAGATATCAACACAAAGTTTGATAGCATGATTGATATTTTAAACAGTATCAGCGGACACACAGAAAATACAGCGATGCGTGTTGCATAATATTCACAAAGTTGTGCATTTACCTATAAATATTTTAATAAGGAACTCTCATGGGGTGGAAAAAACACTGGCGCATAGTAAGTGATGGGGCATATAGTCCAGTTAACGGCAGCGTAACAGATTATAGTTATAATTATTTGTCGTCACAGGCAAACGCAGCATATCGTAACTATCAAAGCATGTTACCAGATGTTTATAGTGGTCATCCTAATCGTATTGATCGTTATACTCAATATGAAAATATGGACTTAGATAGCGAAGCCAACAGTGCACTAGACATTATTAGTGAATTTTGCACACAAGTAAGTGATGAAACAAAAACACCTTTTAACATATTTTTTCATGAAGAAGCTACTGAAAACGAAATAATGATTCTTAAAGAACAAGTTAAAGCATGGGTAAAGTTAAATGACTTTGACCAACGCATCTTTAAAATGTTCCGCAATACGTTAAAATACGGCGACCAAGTATTTGTGCGTGATCCAGAAACATATAAATGGTTTTGGACAGAAATGAATCGTGTTAGCAAGGTAATTGTTAACGAAAGTCAAGGCAAAGTTCCAGAAATTTATTATATTCGTGACCTAAATCCTAACTTACAAAACAGTACTATTACTCGTCCACCAGGTCCAAATGACAGTTATGCATTTGCGCCTTATATGGGTGGGTCACGCACTTATACAGCAGGTGGTGAACTTTTTTCACCAAATACACGTTTTGGTGCTGGTAATAACGAGTTTCCAGTAGCAGCAGAACATATTGTACATTTGAGTTTAACAGAAGGTTTAGATGTAAGTTGGCCGTTTGGTGTATCACTTTTTGAAGCAATCTTTAAAGTATTCAAGCAAAAAGAACTGTTAGAAGACGCAATTCTGATTTATCGTATTAGTCGTGCGCCAGAACGTCGTGTGTTTAAGATTGATGTTGGTAATATGCCAGCACATCTTGCTATGCAGTTTGTTGAGCGTGTAAAGAACGAAATTAATCAACGCCGCATACCTACTCAAAGTGGTGGTGGAAGTAATCTAATGGATGCTTCTTATAATCCTATGAGTATGAATGAAGATTTCTTCTTTCCTACAACTGCTGATGGGCGTGGAAGTGATGTAACTACACTTCAAGGCGGACAAAATCTAGGTGAAATTGATGATTTGCGTTATTTCCAAAACAAGATGTATCGCAGTTTACGTATTCCTAGTTCTTATTTGCCTACTGGTCCAGAAGATAGTGACCGTGCATTTACTGATGGTAAAGTAACTACTGCACTTATTCAAGAATACCGTTTTAATGAATATTGCAAAAGATTGCAACGTTATATTAGTCCTAAGTTTGATACAGAATTTAAGTTATTTTTAAAGTGGCGTGGTTTTAATCTAGACAATAGTTTATTTGAATTACGTTTTGTTGAACCACAAAACTTTGCTGCTTATCGTGAAGTAGAGTTAAATGGCAGTCGTATTACTGCATTTACACAAATTAATCAAACAGAATATTTGAGTAAACGTTTTATGCTTAAAAAATATCTTGGTCTTAGTGATCTTGAAATGGCTGAAAACGATAGACTATGGCACGAAGAACATGGAACAGAAGAAGTTTCTAGTAAGTTACAAGGCAGCGATTTACGTAATGTTGGCGTAACACCAGGTGCTATTGGTGGTGATTTAGAGACAATTGGTGATATTCAAAATGCACAAGGTGGACCTGGCGGTAATATACCACCTGCTGTGCCAGGTGGCGAAGTTGGTGCTGGCGGTGTTCCAAGTCCAACTGGTGGTGCTGGCGGCGGTCAGGGCGGTGGTACTGCTGGTGCTGCATTAGGTGGCGCATAAACCTAAATACTTACGGAGTCACCATGTTTTTAAGTGAAATGTTTAGTGCAAATAACGGTTCTTTCCAAGACCTCTCACAAGATAATAGTGTAGAGAAACTTCATGACTTGCGTAAAACGAGATTAACACTCGCTCAAATTAATCAACTTCGTAAAATGAACGATCAACGTACAGTTGAATATGTTGAAAAAAGAAAATTAATTACAAAACAATATGGTGCTGTTGCACCACAACCACCTCTGTAATTCACAAATTCGTCAAAATTAGCCTATTTGAGGCACTATTTAAATCCATAGTTTAAATAAAAACACAGGATATAATTCCACAGGAGTTTTTTATATGCGTAGTCAGTACGAACAACTTATTGAACACATCATTAATGATGAAACAGAACAAGCAAAGGAACTATTCCATAATCTTGTTGTATCCAAGAGCCGTGAAATCTACAATCAAATCGTAGCAGAAGAAATGGACGAAGAGATGGAAGAAAACATGGATCATGACATGGACGAAAACATGGATCATGACATGGATGAAAACTATGACATGGAAGAAGCAGATAGCATGGATCAAACCGATGATATGATGGGCGATATTGAAGCCGATCATGATGGTATGGATGCTAATGATCATGATATGGACATGGACCATGATGATATGGACATGGGCGACCATGATGAAGCAGGCGAAGATGGCATGGAAGATCGTGTCATGGACCTTGAAGATGCACTTGAAGACCTCAAGGCTGAATTTGAAAAGCTAATGGCACAGGAAAAAGAAGAACCAGAACATCAAGATCATGCAGAAGAAGGCGTTGTTCGTGAATACGTAGAAAAGATCGGTGATGCTTACAAGGGTGAATTTGGCGGCAGTCCACGTGGTCAAGTAGTTGGCGCTGGAACTGGTGAATGGATCAAGACTGGTGAAACTAACCCAAAGAGTGTTGTTGCTAGCAAAAATGACATGGGTGGTACTGCAAAGAATCTTGCACAAGGTCAGAAGAACGAAGACCCAGATGGCAAGGCTTACAAGGGACCAAAGAACGAATACAGCAAGGGTGAAGGCAAGATGCCAGGCGCTGACAAGTTCTTGAATGCACCAGGCGGTGACGCTGGTAAGAAAGGTTTCTCAAATGCTAAGAAGCCACAAAGTGCAGAAGGCAAGTTTGCAACTGGCGGCGGTCCAAACGTAAACAAGAAGAGCAATCTTCCAAAGTAAGGAATCGTAATGAATAATTTGCTTATTGAAAATCTTAGCTACGATCAAGCAAAAATGGAAATGACCCATGACGGTGAAGGCAAAAACCTTTACCTCAAGGGAATTTGCATCCAAGGTGGTGTGAAGAACGCTAATCAACGTGTTTATCCTATCACTGAAATCAATCGTGCTATTGAAACACTTAATAAGCAAATTAAAACAGGTTATAGTGTGTTGGGTGAAGTAGATCACCCAACCAACCTACGCATCAATCTTGATCGTGTAAGTCATATGATTACAGAAATGTGGTTAGATGGACCAAACGGTTATGGAAAGATGAAGATTTTGCCTACACCAATGGGCAATTTAGTTCGCACCATGTTAGAAAGTGGTGTTAAACTAGGAGTAAGTAGTCGTGGAAGTGGTAATGTAAACGAAAACGACGGCGCAGTAAGCGATTTTGATATCGTTACTGTAGATATAGTAGCACAACCTAGTGCACCTAATGCCTATCCAACAGCAGTTTATGAAGGACTCATGAATATGAATGGTGGGAATCGTATACTAGAAATGGCTAAAGATTTAAATCAAGATCAACGAGTTCAGAAATATCTTAAGCAAGAAGTTGCTAAGTTTATTGCTGAATTAAAAATATAAGTTCAGGAGAAATTAATGTTCGAAGCTCTAAAACCATTACTTGAAAGCGGACTTCTGAACGAAGACACCAAGGCGCAACTTGAAGAAGCATGGAATGCTAAACTTGAAGAAGCACGTGGTGAAATTCGTAATGAAATCCGTGAAGAAATGGCTAGTCGTTATCAACACGACCGTGCTAATATGGTTGAGGCTCTGGACAAGATGGTTAACGAATCACTTACAGACGAACTTTTTAAAATTCGTGCTGAACGTGAAATGGTTAGCGAAGACCGTGTAAAATTCACACAACAAATGATGCAAAAGGCTAAGAATTTTGATTCTTACTTGAGTGAATCACTTGCTAGTGAAGTTGCTGAACTTCGTAGTGATCGTGCTAATATGCAAAAGACAATTAGTAAGTTGGAAGCATTTGTTGCTGAAAACCTACAAGCAGAAATTGCAGAATTTGCAACAGACAAGGCTGACCTTGCAGCAACTAAGGTAGCAGTAGTTACCGAAGGTCGCAAGAAGCTAGAAACACTTCGTGACAGTTTTGTCAAGAAGGCAAGTAGTCTGGTAGAAAGCACAGTTACAAATCATCTACGTACAGAATTAACCCAACTCAAAACAGATATTCAGGAAGCTAAGGAAAATAACTTCGGTCGTAAGATTTTCGAAGCCTTTGCAACTGAGTTTGGCGCAAGCTACCTTAACGAACGCGCAGACATCAAGAAACTCACTAATAAAATTACTGCTATGGCAGCACAACTTAGTGAAGCTCGTGATGCTCAAGAACGTGCGTTGACTGAAGTTAAGACTAAAGAAGTAGAAATCCGTCGCATCAATGAAAGTATTGTTAGAAACGGAAAGATCAACGAATTGCTAAGTCCACTTAGCAAGGACAAAGCCGCTGTAATGTCACAACTGCTGGAATCAGTCCCAACAGAGAAATTAGATGCAGCATACAAAAAGTACCTAAACCCAGTAATGGAAGGCAATGCACCAAAGGTAGAGCCTAAAAAGCAACCTATCGTTGAAAGCAAAGTAACTGTTACAGGTGACCGTGCTACAAAGTCAGAACCAACAGAATCTTCAAATATAATCGAAATGAAGCGTCTAGCTGGACTGATTAAGAACTAATAAAAATTGGAGAAGACCCTATGTCACAAGAATTAATTGAAGGCCGTTGGGACGAAACCAAGTCAGCCCTGTTGGAAGGTCTAAGCGGTAATCGTCGTACAACTATGAGCATGGTGCTCGAAAATACAAAGCGTTATCTTATGGAAAACGCAACAAGTGGCGCAACTGCTGCTGGTAACGTAGCAACACTTAACCGTGTTATTCTACCTGTTATCCGCCGTGTTATGCCTACTGTTATTGCAAACGAAATCGTTGGTGTTCAACCAATGACTGGACCTGTTGCACAGATTCACACTCTACGTGTTCGTTATGCTGATAACTTCACAAGTAATGGTACTGGTCAATTCGGTACTAATGCTGCAAATGGTGATGAAGCACTTTCACCATTCAAGATTGCTAGCGGTTACAGCGGCGCACCAACTGGCGTTAACAGCCCAGACGGTCGTGCAGGTCTTACTGCTGCTCTCGAAGGCACACCAGGTCGTCGTTTGAACGTCCAGATTCTAAAGCAACCAGTTGAAGCTAAAACTCGTAAGCTATCAGCACGTTGGACTTTTGAAGCTGCACAAGACGCTCAAGCGATGCATGGTCTTGATATTGAAGCAGAAATCATGGCAGCTCTTGCACAAGAAATCACTGCTGAAATTGATCAAGAAATCCTTTACAGCCTACGTTCACTAGCTGCACAAGAATTCACATTCAACCAAGCTACTGTAAGTGGTACTGCAACATTCGTTGGTGACGAACATGCTGCTCTAGCTGTTCTTATCAACCGTGCTGCTAACCTAATTGCACAACGCACTCGTCGTGGTGCAGGTAACTGGGCTGTTGTTTCAAGTGCTGCTCTTACTGTTCTACAAAGTGCAACTACATCAGCATTTGCTCGCACTACAGAAGGCGCTTTCGAAGCACCAACAAACACTAAGTTCGTTGGTACTCTAAACGGCGCAATGCGTATCTATGTTGACAGCTATGCAACTGACTCAATCCCAGTTCTAGTTGGTTACAAAGGTACTAGTGAAGCAGACGCTGCAGCGTTCTATTGCCCATACATCCCTCTAATGTCATCTGGTGTGATCCTTGATCCATCAACATTCGAACCAGTTGTTGGCTTTATGACTCGTTATGGTTACATC